ATGGGGGGTCCATGCTATGGGTTACGCTAACTGATGCTGGTGGTGTTATAGGTAATCAGTTAGCATTGAGTCGTACTGGTAATTTAGCTATTCAATCAACTGGCTCATTAGTCAATCGTGTTAAGGCAGGTACACCAGTGGATGGTGATGTCACGACTCCTACCGATGGCATGATGATGGTGGATTCATCTGCAAATAAAATTTGGGTCCGCTTAGGTGGAACATGGAAGGGTGTAGTAGTATCATAAGGAGATAAAATGCCAGCCACACCATATCAACAGAATGCATTATCAATGGATGCAAATTGGCTACGCAGATTTAGCCAATTACTATTATCTCAAGCAGGTGTAGTAGCTCAAGAAGTTAGTACTACACCAAATCATGCTAATCGAGTTGCATTAGCGAATCGAATCATTAACTCACCACAACAGATGGCTGCATCATTATCACCGGCTGTTTGTGGAATGACTAACTTAGTTACATCTAATATTACTTTCGATTTCACATTGAATGCCACAGTTACCGATGCAACTGATACTGCTATAACTGGTCAACTTCAAACTAGTTGGAATGTATTGGCGGGTCAATAATGAATAATGAACCAAATAAACAGCAAACGAAGTTGAATGAACGAATCACTAGAACTATAGGTGATTTAATTGTTCAAACTAATATGTTACAGATTCAGGTAGAGGAATTACAGGAAGAACTAGCTAATCTGCGCGTCAAGTTAGGCGAGATCAATCAATTGAATGCAATTCATGAAGTTAAGTCAGATTAGATCAGTTCAGTTCAATTGTAGTGTAGTGAAGTCAAGTGAAGTGTAGTGTGGTGTGGTCATGGTACAAATAGGAATTGGAATGCGCGAATCGCTTGTAGCCAATCAATCATATATACTACCAGTTCACGCAATTCAGTTGTGTTGGCAATCACCTACCGGATCATCACTCCAAGCATCAATTGATGGAATTAATTTTTCAGTAATTGGAACTAGTGTGGCAAATGAGGTTAAGCAAATTTATATAGCTGGTAAGTTCATTAAGACAAGTTCATCTGATACAATTATTGTAGCGAAATAAGAGCAAAGTAAGAACGAAGTAAATTGGAATAAGAGATGACACCACAGTTGATGTTAGGTGTGGTTGAGTTAATGAAGGCTAATGTTGCCTATGCATTGCCGGGTAATGCTGTTCAACTTAGCTGGCAAGATCCATCAGGTTCAACGGTTCAAGTTTCAATCGATGGAGTTAATTATAGTACATTGGGGACTGGCGCGGCTAATGTGGTCAGTTCAGCTAGTACATCAGCCGTATTCATTAAGACGAGTTCGACCACTACATCTATTGTAGCCAAGTCACCACCAGGAATCCCAGGAACAATAACTGGTAGTATATCAACGACTGGTCAGTTTTTGGCAGCAGATGGAACGGCAAGCGCGCCATCGTATTCATTTAGTGCTCATCCGAATACTGGTATTTACTATTCAAGTGGACTCGATTTTTCAATATCAGGTAACCCGAGTCTTAGGATTACTTCTACTCAAGCATGGTTTGCTAGCAATTATGAATTTGGATGGTGCTCTAGTAATCCTGATGCAGCATTTCCAGATACAATTTTAGTCAGAGATGCGGCTAATACTTTAGCATTAAGAAATAGTACTAATAAAAATATTCTTAATATTTATAATACCTATACGAGTGCATCAGTCTACGAGCGTCTTTCAATTGGATTTACGACTAATAGCGCATCAATTCTAGTCAATCAGTTAGGTTCGACAGATCGGAGTCTAATAATTGGAACTCCTGGTACTGGTAGTTTATTTTTTAATACTAATAACGTAAATTCTTGGCAGATCAATTCATCCGGTCATCTTCTAGCTGTTGCAGATAATACTTACGATATTGGGTCAGCAGGTGTTAGACCAAGGAATCTTTTCTTATCTGGTGGATTCGATGCTGGTGGAGCTGGAACCTTTAATTCTATTGTCGCTATGCCTGCTGGTGGTGCATCAACATCTAGACTAGCATTTTCATCCACTACAAATTTCGGTATTTATTGGGGAAGTGGTGCTCCATCGGTTAGTGCTCCAAAAGGTTCACTATATTTAAGAACAGATGGAACTACTACAAATAATCGCGCATATATCAATACAGATGGCGCGACTACGTGGACCGCTATTACTACCGTCGCTTAAGTTAGTTTAGGTTAGGTTAGTTTAGATTAGATGAGGTGAGATAGTGGATTTAGATGATCAGAAATTGAATATTGAACCGAAGTTGCGCGATCTGATCGGTGGAATGGCGATGCAGATTGCGGTACTACAAACCGAGAATGAACAGTTGAAAGCAACAATAGTTAGGTTAAATGAAGAGAGAGCTGAAGCGCGCGATGCACAAATGTTCGAACGATTAGCCGGTTCGAGAGCGAGTTAAAATATGCCTAGAGGCCGTGGTCGAAAAGCAATGATATTTGGGGATAAATGTAAAGATTGTGGTCAAGAATTGACACAATTTAATGGAGTCATAAAACAACATCATTTACAAACACGTTGTAAAATATGTCATAAAAAATCAGTTAATGATTATCAATCTCGACAATCTGAAGCACGTAAAAATAATTATATTAAATGGAAATTTGGAATTAAACCTGATGAATATCAAGAAAAATTTAATTTACAATTAGGTGGCTGTGCGATTTGTAAACAACCTCCTAAAGATCGGAGATTAGCTGTTGATCATAGTCATAAAACAAATCAAATAAGGGATTTACTTTGTGTTAAATGTAATGCAGTCTTAGGATTGATTAATGATGATGAAGAATTATTATTCGCTTGTATTGAATATCTTAAGCGACATGAATTGAAAAATGCCATTTAATAACGAAGGCGTTTGGCGTCCGAATAGAAAACAGGCTGAATTTCTAGCGATTCCAAATTCAATCAGGGAAGCATTTTATGGTGGTGGTGCAGGTTCAGGTAAATCTGAAATATTGTTGGTATATCCGATTGTTAGAAGATGGTATCAAAATCCGAAATTCAAACAGGTATTTCAGCGGCGTACTTATCCAGAACTAAGGAATGAGATTGTTCCTCGCTCAAAGGAGTTTTATTTTAAGCTTGGAGCTACTTTTAACAAATCTGAAATGTCTTGGTGTTTCCCCGCACCAGATCAGGCAGGTGGACGTGGTTTGTCTAATTATGGTGCTACGATATACCTTGGACACTGCGAAAACGAAGATGACGTGCATCAGTACGATAGCATGGAAATTAACTTGTATTCTCCCGATGAGCTTACGAGTTATACCGAGTGGATTTATTTATACATTGGGTTTACCAGGGTTAGAACATCCGATGTCAATTTGCCAGCAATTATACGTGCGGCCGGGATGCCGGGCGGAATTGGACATAGCTGGGTCAACAACAGATTCGTTAGCCCAGCTAAAGCGGGTAACACTATTCTAAAAGGTAAGGGTGATAATTTAAGGATATTCATTCGCGCGACTCTAGCCGATAACGAATATATCGATCCAAGTTATGCTCAATCACTAGAAGCACTCCCAGAGGCCGAGAAACACGCGAAGAAGTACGGCGATTTTGATGCATATTTGGGTCAGGTATTTGAAGAATATCGTGATAAACATTATCCGGATGAACCCGAAAACGCGATTCATGTTATTGAGCCTTTTGATATACCGGATTGGTGGCCGAAGATTGTATCGATTGATTGGGGATTCGCGCCTCCCGCTATGACCTACGCATGTTTTGGCGCGATGTCACCCGATAGACGAGTCTATGTTTATAGAGAGATGGCGTGGCAGAAAACAAAGATCGAAGAGTGGGCCGCGCAAATTAAGGAATATACAGATCGAGAGAATCCGCGTGAGATTAAGTTATGCCAATCTGCTAAGCAGGATAGGGGTCAAGAGCATACGATTGAACAACAGGTCATTCAAGCACTCGGACGGAATGTGGTACTCAGTGGTAATACAGCTGGTAGTAGGATCTCGACAAAAGCATTACTACATGAATATTTTCGTTGGAGGCCGAAATACATTCCACAACAGGATGTTAGGTCGTATAATGATGAGTATGCCAATTGGATTCTTCGAAACAGAGGATTACAGGAATATAAAAGTTATTTAAGTTCATTCAATCCAGCTGAACAAGAGACGAATTTACCGAAAGTTCAGATATTCAAATCATGTGAACTATTGAATACAGCGATTAAATCGTGTTCATATGATGAGAAGAATCCAGAAGATGTGAAAGAATTTCCTGGTGATGATCCATATGATTCATTCAGATATTTAATTGATTCGGCTGATAAATATTTCGATGAGGCTAAGGACGAGTTCGTTAAGGTTCAGAAAACTCAGGAATTAATAGAGCGATTACGAGATAATTCAGATTGGACAGCATATTATCGCGGAATGAATTCGGTTGAATCGAATGTAAATCGAATGGCACCAGTCGCGCGATACAGTAAAGGTAATCATTTTAGATACGGTAAGATACGACTTGCCTCAAGATTCTGACTTTCTTCGTATATTTCTTAATCCGGAGACTACACGACTCTCTCCGAATGAAGAATATGAATTTCAGAAATGGGTTAAGAATAATAATATTACTGATGTAGATTATCCTGATTCATTTTATGATTTACGTGGATATTGGAAAGAAATGCAAGGTGCACCACAATTTCCTGGATTAATGACATCGCGTAATACGTGGGGACCGCGTGAACATTTTATAGATAAATATAAACAACATGGTCATCCAACATTTTCAGTTGAATCAAAATATTCTGTTGGACCGAGTAAAGGTGGAATGTGGTTAAGTGATTATTATTTTCCGGAAATGCGTCCTTGGAAGAGTAATAAATGAAGTTACTAGAATTTATTCGTAATTGGATGAATACTCGTTGGGAGAGAAAGAGTTATTGCAAATCATGTGAAATCTTAAAAGAACAACTCGCATTAGCAAATCATGACAAAAGAGTGTTGATGGAACGGTTTGTATTGACTAAACCAGAAATGCCAGCAATTTTAACTGAAACGCCACAGGCGATTCAACCAAAGATAGTTCCATGGCGCGTTCAGCGTGAACTATTAGAAGCTGAGGATAGAGCTAAGGCAGCAACAATTCGCAGGCAACAGGAAGATGCTAAAAAGGCAAATAAGACCGGAGAGCTAAGCGATACGGTCGAAAATCATTCAATTTCAGTTAGTGAGTTAGAGAAAGAATTGGGAGTTCAGTGATGGCAAATATTGGACCATCAAAGAATTGGATTCAGGGTGCCGTAGCGAAAATGAAGAAGAAAGGTACGGTAGGTGCATTCGGTAAGGCCACTCCTAGTCACATAGCTAGTGCGAAAGCTCAGGGTGGACTACAAAAGAAAAGAGCCATATTCGCCGAGAACATGAGAAAGATTGCCCATAAAGGATAACTTAAAGAGAAAGAGAGATGAGAATCATCATTGCGTTCATTGTGTTCATTCTGATTAGTGCAAGTACGGAGGCACAGAATCAGATTACAGTTGTTGGCGCGGGTTTCATTCTTTGGACCCAGCAGGCACCATCATTAACTGAAGTTCAATCATATGAATTTCGGTTCTATATCCCATCTGATTCGGTCACTCCCACATTAGTTCCATTCACTTGTGCTGCTCAGGCAACTAGATCTGATTTATTTGATTGTCGTACTCCACTAACTAATCTTCCACTAACTAGTCAGTATCAGCGAATTGCGCTAACAGCCGGTGTCACCGCGGCTGATGGAACAGTTGAATCCATTAAGGCATTAAGTGATTTTGCTATTAGGAGAATAGGGCCACCATCGGCCCCTACTTTTCCAACTGTGCCAATTACGCGGTAATTTGAAAGTGAAGTGTAAATAGGTAAAAGGAGAGAAGAATGAAGAAAGTAATTGTTGCATTTGTTTTAGTCAGTGGTGTGGTATTAGGCGCAGCCAGTCCACATTATAAACATGATGGAACTCCGGTATGTTCACCATCATCATCGAGTACGACAGGAACATCATTCAGCGGATCGTGTACAGCAGGTTTAGCAGCTGGATTAGGAAATGAAGATTTGACATTCGGTGTAACTGCTACAGCTAATGCTGGAACATTTTGTCACAATAAGGGTAATCCAGCATTGATTGTGCCGGGGCAGAATCCCGCGATCGCGCAATTCGCATCACTCCAAACCATTCCTGGTAGTGCATTGAAAAATGGTAATGCATCTCTTTCCCCAGTATCATTTTCATTCTCATTAGGTACGCCGACTACTGAAGAAGCGGGATGCCCAAATGAAAATTGGTCAGTCACATTAGGTTCAGTTAGTTGGACTGCAAATTATGTAGTCTATCAACCATTCCCAACATTGGTTGATACTCTTTCATTTACATTCTAAAAGAAAGAGAGAAAGGTCATGCCGTGGGATCAGGTGATGCACAAATTTAAGCAGGGCGCGCTACATTCGGGTAGCAAAACTGGTCCCTCGGTATCTAATCGTAAACAAGCTATTGCTATTATGCTTTCAGAGAAACGTAAAGCTCAAGGTGGCAAATCTGAATATGCTGCTGGTCCGTCACCTGAAGCAAAAACTAAAATATTTGGGAGGAAAAGATATGGCAAAGGGTGATGCGACTAGTACTGGTGGGCAAGCGGGTGCAATTAGTGGAGCAGGTTATAATCCATCATTTACCGGAATGAATCGATTCAATTCTGGTATGAATCAATTTGGGCAGGGTGGATATGGTGGATACCAAACTCAGGGTGGTAATATGGGTCCGGGAACGCAAGATATGTACGGTCAGATGGGTCAGATGGGAATAGGCCCATCATATCAAGCAATGAATAGATTACCATCGACTCCTACAGGAAATGATATGGGATTAGGTGATAATATTCCATCAATCATGCAAGGTGCTGGAGTGTTGCGACCGGGTGGTCCAATGTATCCTAATACTAATCCACCACAAGGAACACCAGGTAGTATTTCACCATCGAATAATATTCTAGCACTACTAGCTCAAATGTTCGGTGGTGGAATGGGAATGATGCAGGGTCAACAACAAATGCAGCAACAACCACAATTTAGAAATCAACGATATAGCACAGGTCCGAACTATAGAGAACAGTAATGCCTGAGAAAAAGGAAGTTCCGGATCATATTCAGCGATTAATTAAGACAATTATCGATTGTTTCGATAAGGAAGATGTATTTGTGCGCGAACGACAGTTACGTCAAGCGCGCCAAATGAAATTGTTATGGGCAGGATTTTCTAATATTTGGTATAGTGAGGTCGCGCATGACTGGCGTATCGGAAATAGTCCGGATTACATCGACATGGACTCCGCCGCCTATTATGATAAACCTATCAATGTATTCCGTGCCTATTTGGAGTCAATTATCGCTGCTCTCGGAGTCCAAGTACCAGCCATCGATTGCGCGCCTGATGATGCCGATAATCCACTAGACCTATCAACGGCGAAAGCTGGAGTGAAAATAGCCGAATTAGTTTACAAACATAATGATGCTCCACTATTGTGGTTACACGCACTATTCCTCTATTGTACTGAAGGAATGGTAGCGGCATACAATTACACGAAAGAAGATAAGAAATTTGGTACATATTCTGAATCTGAATATGAGGACTATGAAGAAACGATTGAAACTAAAGTATGTCCAATTTGTAAGACTAGTATGCCAGATGAGGATTTATCTGATCTTGAAATGGATGAATTTGATCCAATTGCGCATGATGTAGTTCCTCATAGTGAAATTCAACAGAATGGCGCGATTTGTCCATCATGCTTACAGCAGGTTGATCCTGAAGTTGTTCAAGAAAAGATAATTGTACCGAGGTTAATTGGTACAACTCGTAAGCCGAAATCTCAACAATGTGTTGAATGTTACGGCTTAATGAATGTGAAATTGCCAGTCTATGCGCGCACATTCGATGAAGCTCCATACCTTAAATACTCATATGACATTCATTACTCTAAAGCCATTAGCGAATTTCCTCGTGTACGAAACAAGATGGGGGGAAATAGTAAGATATCTCCCTCGTACGGAGGAATGGGAGATTACTATGACCGATGGATGCGTTTACCAGTACAATATTACGGTGATTATCCACGAGACACCGCAACAGTCAATCACTACTGGATTCGTCCATTCGCATACAATATGCTGAAGGATGAAGCTGATATTAAAGAACTTCAACGAAGATATCCAGATGGAATTAAGGCATCATTTGTTAATCAGGAATTTGGTGATGCAGTAAATGAAAATATTGATGATCATTGGACTGTGACGCGCAACCCATTATCCGATTATGTCCATTACGACCCTCTTGGCCTATTACTTACTTCTATTCAGGAAATTACGAATGAAATTGTTTCATTGGTATTACAAACGGTAGAACACGGTATTCCACAGACATTCGCTGATCCTGCTGTATTAGATTTTCAAGCATATCGTACGACTGAAGCGATGCCGGGTGCGATCTATCCTACCAAACCGGGTGCTGGTAAGAATATTGGGGATGGATTTTATGAAGTTAAGACGGCGACGTTATCTCAAGAGGTTCTACCTTTTGCTCAACAGATTCAAGAGATGGGGCAACTTACATCTGGCGCTTTACCTTCTCTCTTTGGCGGATCGCAACCTAACAGCAGCAAGACCGCAGCACAGTACAGCATGTCGCGAGCGCAAGCCCTACAAAGACAACAAACTCCATGGAAGATGTTTACCTTTTGGTGGAAGGATATTTTCGGTAAGGTCATACCGTCATACATCAAGTGCGCCAAGGACGATGAGCGATATACGAAAAAAGATCCATCAACAGGAAATTATGTCAATGTATTTATCAGGAAAAGTGAATTAGAAGGTACCATCGGTCAAATTGAGTTAGAAGCATCTGAACAGTTACCGCTTACATGGGCATCAATTAAAGACGTTTTAATGCAAATGATGCAGGGTGGTAATCCAATGGTAATGCAGGCGTTAATGTCGCCTGAGAATATACCATTTGTGAAGAAGGCAGTTGGATTAAATGATTTCGTTATACCGGGAGAAGATGATAGGCAATCACAATATGAAGAAATCCGTCAGTTAGTAATGTCCGAGCCGATACAGGGTCCAGATGGTCAGATGCAGCCGTCAGTGGATATTGATCCTAATATTGATAATAATGCTGTTCATGCTGATATTTGTAGACGTTGGGCTATATCTGATGCTGGTAGACTCTGTAAAATAGAGAATCCACCTGGATATACCAATGTTCTATTACATATGAAGCGTCATGTGGATATTCAACAGGCTCAGATGATGATGTCGAGCGGCATGAATCCTCAGAGCCAAAATGCTCCTAATCAGCAAGGTAAAACATCACCTAATCAGAATCCTAATCCTAATGGTGATGATAAGGGAGCTAGTAGACCTATAGCCGCTCCTTTGCCACGAAGAGGTAACAATGCCACAATCCAATGACGTGTTGGAATCTAATCAGTTAGGTAAAGACGATATTCTGGATATCATTACAGAAGATACTCCGGAAATAATTGAAGAAGAACCATCTAAAAAAGAACCTAAGAAAGAACCTGAAAAAATAGAGGAGAAAAAAGAAGAAGAGATTAAACTGGTTAGTGACGAAGAGGAAGAGCAGGAAGAACCATCATACGATGAAGAAGAAATTGATATTATCGCACCTGCGCGACGCAAGGACATTCTTAAGAAATACCCGACAATATTCAAAGATTTTCCCCATCTCGAAAAGGCATATTTCCGCGACCAACGCTATAATGAATTATTCGGTACGCCAGAAGAGGCCGAAAAAGTTATTGAAACAGCGAAATCATTCGATGGATTCGCTAATCAATTGATGAAGGGAAATACTCAACAGGTTCTTACTACGATTCGAAATGAGAATCCTGAAGCATTTGCGAAAATTGTAGACAATTATCTGACCACATTGAGAGAGGTGGATGATCGCGCGTTCAGTCATGTCATTTCAAATACAATTAAGTCCACCGTCGCTCTAATGGTTCAAGAAGCGAATCGCAGTCAGAATGAAGATTTGCTTCAGGCCGCGCGATTACTTCACCAATTTGTAACGGGTACTACTGAATGGCAAGGAATGACGCCATATGGTAGGCAAAAGCCGAAAGAAGAACAACAAGAAGAAAATGAATTAAATCAAGAGAAAGCGCAATTTTTCTACGAGCGGTTTGAAACCGTTCAATCTGATTTGCAATCTAGAGTTGATGGCGTTTTAAGAAATACTATTGATCAAAATATGGATCCTAGAAGTTCTATGACGCCATATGTTAAGCGTGTGGCAGTCAATGAGGCTTTTGAGAATACTCAAAAAGCAATTAGAGCCGACCCTCAATTTGTACGATTACTCGATAGGCTATGGGAGAAGGCCGCAGAGGACAAATTCTCCAAATCGTCTGTTGAGAGGATTCGCTCAGCGTATCTTTCTAAAGCTAAATCATTGCTATCGGCGCAAATTAAGAAATCCCGGATAGAAGCCCTTAAGGGTCTTGGTAAAAGAGTGCGAGAAGAATCTGATAACTCTAATGAAAGTAAAAGAGAATCAGCAACTTCTCCAGAATTACTACGCGATAGTAAGAAAGGTAACCCATCAAAGGGAAAGTCAACATTGGCTTTTCTTAATGAAGATTGACTATGGTTACAGTCAAAGACATCGCGTGGGTAGCAGGACTGCTAGAAGGTGAAGGGTGTTTTCACCTTAATCGTGGTCGTGCTCCAACAATAGGAATAGGAATGACAGATTTAGATACTATTGAAAGATTTAAATTTGTCACTAAGGGTGCTCAAAAAATTCATAAGGTAGAGAAAACCAATTCCGCAATAGCGCAGCTGAGGAAACCAGCATATAGTTTCCAAATTGGTGGTTCTCTTGCTATAGAGTGGATGATGACGATGTATCCACTGATGGGCCTTAGAAGGAAGGCAAAAATTCGTGAGATCCTTCATGGTTGGAAAAATCTTCGTCCTGCTCAATTGATAGCTAACAAGGTTGAACGTCAGCACTCTGCTATGATTGAGATTATTATGAAAGCTCGAAATATAAGCAGAGAAGAAGCTGAAGTAAAATATCTAGAGATATTAGCAGGGGAGATTAAATAATATGGCAGTTGTTGAAACGAATGTCGTCGCTCTAGAATTGGAGCGCGTCATTCCGAAAATTCGTACTGTTTTTGAGAGAGATGATAGATTCTACGCCAATATCAAGAAACAAGACGTAGAAGTCATTTCTAACAGACAGATGCGAATTCCACTGGAACTGCGCCCTGGTGGTAGTTTCCAGTACTTTAATGCTGATGGTGGTGATCTCGGTAGGGGTGGTGGGCCTCAGTGGGATAAGGCGGTACTCACTTGCGTATTCATGTCAGAAAACATTGAGTACACGAAACTCACCGAATGGTCAACCAATAGCGATAGAAAGGCCATCATTGGTGCTGTTCGTCGATTGGTAGCGACTGCAACTGATGAGTTGCGTAGGCAATTAGACGCGCAATTGATGCAGGCAGGTAATGGAGTTCTTGGAACTGTTACTACGCCAACAACTACGGCTGGTGTAGACACGTATACAATGACCACCGATGGATTCGGTGTACGTCTGATGAGGTTTGGTCAGACTATTCAGTTGTATAATTCTACTCTAACCACGTTGAAAGGTTCGGGAGTTATTACACTGTGGGACGTTGAGAATAAGACCATCAGTGTGACACCGGCTATTAGTGGTGCTACTGGTGGTGATCTTGTTGTCGTCGCAGGTATTAGCTCACCTACTTCTCTTCCTGCGCTATTCGGTGTGCCCTACCATCATTCCAATGCTTCATCTGGAACGTGGTTGGGATTCTCACGTTCTAGCACACCTGAAATTCGCGCGAGTCGAGTTAATGCTAATAATGCTGCATTAACATTGCCTCTTCCACGATTGGCGATCAATAAGATTGGTAATCGGGTAGGCATTGATCACGATTTCAAGCCTAATGCTTGGATGCATCCTGCTCAGAAACAGGCTTACGAAGAAATTGGTCAGCTTGTGAGTATTATCCAGAAGGGCGCCAAGGATGAAGCCTTGGATATGTACTTCGGTGATAATATGCAGATGGCAGGTGCATCAGTTCGTTGTTCTTATAACTGGGATAAGACACGAATTGATTTCGTGACCGATGGTGTGTGGGGAAGAGGAGAAACTCTACCATTGGGATTCTATAAAACTGATGGTAGAAATATCTTCGAAATTCGTGGTGCATCAGGTGGTGTGGCTACGGCTGATATCTTCTATATGGTTGTGGGTATGCAGACGTTTGTAAATAATCCTGCTGCCTGCGCCTATATTGATACACTCGCTGTACCATCGGGGTACTAGAAAAATAGAATAGTCTCGTGGTGGAGGAGGAGAGACTATGATTCCAGGTATTCAGACAAAGTTATCCGATAGTGTAGTACCAACTGCTGATTCGATTGTTGTCTTAACTGACATTGTTCGAGTCACTGGTTCTACTACGATTAACACAATTCAATCACCTCTAATGGGTAGTCCGATGCTACTCATCTTGATTCCTGTTGATGGTGCGGTTACACTTGGTACTACTGGCAATATCGCCGTTGGCATTGCGATGGCCCAAAACCGCGCAGTGTGGTTAGTTTGGAGTAAAACCACTGCTAAGTGGTACATCAATTCAGGAGTATAAGATGCCCGATTTAAATTTTCAGGATCTTGGAACCGTTCAGAATATATTGCAGCCACAGCCCGCAACTATTGCATCGGCTGCTACAATTGCGCCAACTACGTTCATTAGTATCATTACCGGAACAGTGGCGTTATCAGTGATCACTCCACCTGTTACTGGTAGTCACATGTTGTGTTTTATTTTCACAACAGCTACGCCAACTGCTAATGGAACTGGTGGTAATATCACTAACGTGTTAGCAGCGGCTCAGAACGTACCGCAGCTCGCGATCTACAATCCGACTACTGCAAAGTATTATTTGAAGTAGTGAGTTGGGTCTGGTGAAGTTTAGGATGTCTGTATCAACGCCATAGAATTATGGTGGGTACTAGATAGTGGGGAACTTCGCCAGACCCCTTTTATTTAAGAGGTTACATATGCCTGTCAAGAAATCGACGAGTTTTTCAGATGAACCGGCGAAAGTAGAAGAACCAGTAGTTAAGGCTGAAGAAGAAGAAAAGAAAGAGAAAGAAGATCCTGAAGAAAAAGAAAGAAAAGAGATTATGGAGAAAGTAGGTAAGATTCTGAAAGAACATGGTAACATGGAAAGTAATATAGGTGTCAATAATGAATATTGGGATCTGATGAGTCGTTATCGTAAGTTAACTCAGAATTAAAACAATGTTAGAAAAAATTGAAACACTTAATAAGCGACTACAAGAATACTTCGGTCTAGATACTGAATCTGATAGACCAATTTGGAGATTAGTCTGGTCAGATGATCAGTTTGAGAAACAACTTCTAGACCATACACCTGAAGGATTTCAACTAATTTATCCTCGATGGTATGAGGTTCCAAAGTATAAAATGATTGGAGTCAAAGAACGATTCGTTTTAGAACGATTAGTTCTGGTTCCGACTCCTAATCAGAAGGAAATGACTGTCGCTGTTAGCTATGAACCGATGTGGGTATTCACTGATAGAAATGATAATTTCATTTATCCAAAATGGGAAGCTATCAAACATATAGTTGATTGTGTTTATGCGGCTATAGGTAAACACAATTCAACAGTTAAATATCCTGATCCGAAGAGTGGAATGACTACAAAGGATTTAGTAGAAGAGGAACGAGATAGGATTAAAACAATTCAGGAAGATTTATTTGGAAATGAAACTGATGTAACTGACGCATTGAATATAGGCGATGGCGTTGTAGTTCCATCGAATTATGAGAAAAAAGAGAAGGAGACAATACAATGAATGTAGGATTCTTGAGTATTTGGAACCAACAACGTCAGGTTAGGATGCCTAAGAATGAATTAGATAAATCTACTGTATTTTCTATCTTTCCAAAAGATATTGGACCAGAGAGAAAACCTACATTAGAACCAGGGATATTTGAACTGAAAGCAGGTTCACCTGAGAAACCATCATTCCTCGTTGTTAGTTCCAGCTCTTGGTGGCGAGAGATTGATATCGACCAGCCATTACTTGAAATTCCAGTTTCATCCGTGCAAATTGCAGAGTCCATTGTGCGAGATTATGCCAATGGCATTCTTATGTGCGATATGGGTGAAACGATGCCGGGACTATTCTTTGTACCAGGAGTTATTACTGTTGATGAATTGAAAACAAAATATAAGAATATTTTAGATCAGGCGATTCGTCGTCAAAATAATTGGTTTCGCGCGCTCGTTAGGTTAGCCGATTCATTCTGGGCGCGCACTAATGGTAATCCACTTGCAATCAATGATGATAGTCGATTAGCTGCTAAGATGCTGAAAATCGAGGATCGTCCTTGGTTGATGGATTTCAAGATGGAAAATGTTCAGATGATGAGTTGTCCTGCATGTGGAACTATCAGGAATAACGCATTTCCAGTTTGCGGAAATTGTAAGACGGTTATCGATGTTGAAAAGTTCCAAAAACTCGGATTAAAATTTGCTTCTTAAAAATATTAAAATAAAGAAGGGGGAATAAAATGGCAGTTGAATGTAATCGCCAAGTAAGTATTCAATATAAAGGAGATAACTTAGATCAAACATATACATTTCCTGCACTTACTAATGTTGAAAGTCCTACTGAAAATTTTTGTATAAATTTATCTACTGGAAATACTTCAGTTGTTGTACCATATAAAGCAACATCTTGTACCATTATTCCACCTATTGGAAATTCGAATCCAATCGTTATTAAGGGTTCGGCTGGAGATACAGGAATTCGATTACATAACACTGATCCAACTACAATTGCTATAGATCCATCAGTAACTCAGTTTATGTTAAATGCAACAATTTTAATAAACATGGTTAGATTAGTTTGGACATAGTTATGCTTGTAATGGATGTATTAAATGGATCATCGGCGTTACTAAATGACATATCAGCATCGGTTTTTCCACCTGCGAGTCAGTTGCCCTATCTAAATATAGCTTTAAATGAATTACAAGAAGAATTACAATTAAATAATGTTCCAATCACTAATCAGACAAGTGGAAGTATTATAGTTGATGCTGGAGTTGATGGGATAGGTGGTGGAGGTATTCAACCTCCGCTACCAGTAGCATTAATTGAACCATTAACTCTGCATGAACGAACAGCAGGAAGTCAATTCTCATTTACTGAAATGAAGAAAAGAGATTTTCTTCCTGTTAATCAAGTTCCTACAGCATTTTTGATTTATTGGAATTGGGAAGGCGATACAATTCATTTTATTCCACAAGGTGCGACTGGTCAGGTCGAAATTCTAATACATTATGTTCGATCAATTTTCCATAATATCACTAGTTTAGTTGATACGATTTTGTACGATAAGGGAAAATCATTTCTAACATATCGAACAGCTGCTCTTTGTGCCGAATTCATTGGTGAAAATAAAACCAGAGCAGATGATTTGAATAATAATGCTGGATTAGCATTGGTTCGTGTGCTCGGTATCGCTACTAAAGGTCGCCAAGCGATCACCACGCGCCGTAGACCATTTATGTCAGGCTGGCGCGCACGAAGAATTATCTAAGAAAAGGAGAATCATATGAGTTTAGTAACTATTCTCGTAGTTCTCTTGATTTTCTGTATAGTAATATGGGCAGCGCGTGCTCTGATGGCTGCATTTGGTATAGGTGATCCAATCGCCACCGTGGTATATGTAATATTAGTTTTAATTCTTCTAATTTGGTTACTTCAGTTAATTGGTGCAGTTCCTTCTATTAGAGTGAAATAAAAATGCGCGATCATCAAGCAGTTATAATAGAAGAATTTAAAGGTCTATGGGTACGAGGTGCATCTGATAGTGTTCCGGCTAATCATTTTATTGATGCAACTAATATTAGTTATAATGAATCGGGATTTGAATCACGTTCAGGAATTGAACCTTATATTAAGCCAAGAATTGATGGTGCGCGCACAGTTCTTCGAATGTACGCATTCAACGTAGGATTAGAAGGAATTATTACGCTAGATGACATAGGTGATTTTCATCATATCGTAAATAAAGTACCACATCTTATTCTATCAGTTGCAACTGCTGATGATTTTTCGATGGTAGTCTCGAATGGGCGCGCGTATATTAATCCATTTTCACAAAGCGGACTAAATGATTATCTATATGTCTATAATGGTAGCTTTGGACCAGCCAGACGAGTAGGTTGTGCCCCGCCAGTTAATGCTGACGGTACGATGACTGCTGCTAATAATGCTGCTGCCGGTAGTGTTGAGGCTGGTATTCATATATTCGGTGTAGTATACGAAACTGATTCTGGCTTTCTAACCCAAATTGGACCGGATACATTACCATTTGTTACGGCACCAGGCGGTCAACGAGTAGATTTAGCTAGTATTTCTAGAAGTCCTAATTCATTCGTAATTGCACGTCATATTGTTGCTACAAAAGCAATTAATCCGGCAGATTTTACTGGTAATACTCGTGGATATGAGATGTTTTTTGTTCCAGGTGGAACAATTAATGATAATACTTCCACCACTCTTACAGTCAGTTTTTATGACTCACAGTTACTCCAATCCGCTGCTGGATTATTTGATCTCGAATCATCGGTTGCAAATGGTGGTGGTGGATTAGCGATATACCATAATCGATTAGTAGTATGCGGAACCGGTCCCGCACAAGCGCGCGTATCAAATCCAGGTGAGTTTGAAGCATTCGATAAGATAACTGGATTTTTAACATTACAAAATGATGGACTAGGTATAACGACCGCACAAGAGTATCGAGATACATTGTATGTATTCAAAATCAATGAAACAGTTGCATTTACTGATAATGGAGATGTTCCAGTATCGTGGCCTAATGTAGTAATTGATGAAGGTTTAGGAGCCGGCATTCATGGAGTAGTTTATATTGGTACTAGAACTGGAACTAGTTCTGAATATTTATTAATTCATAATTTATCTGGTATATTTATGTTTAATGGAACATTCATTCGACCAGAATTAAGTTATAAAATTAAGGATTTGTGGTTATCATTTGATGTAATTGAAGTAACTCGATTAGTTGAATTTTATAATGATACATTACATCAAATAATTCTACTAAATATTCCTTCTCTTAAAATAATTTTAATAGGTAATTATGCGAATGGATTAACGCCAGAAACTATTCGATGGGCAAGATGGAGTTTTTTAATTCGTACTAATTCTATCATGTTATTTGAAAGAACTAATAAATTATTAATTGGTAGTCAAAATGTTGGGTCAGCTGCTGGTGATGGAATATATGTAAATAATATAGCTAAATTAAATGATGAAATATTTAATGGAGATGTTTTGACTACTATTAATGCAGTAACTAAATCTGTGACTTTTTACCTTGTTGGTGATTAATGCCTGTTAATGAAGCAATCGGTTCACATTTAGAAGAAATATTACATTTTGGTGGAATTCGATTACGTGTTACTGGTGCAGGTAATCTTCAATTACGATTATTATCATTAGATAACACAACTATTAACTCACTTGCACCAATCACTATGTCATCTATAACTAATCGTGAGCCAACAAGACTAGCAAATTTTATTACTCAACGAGGTGCATTAACAATTTTTACAACAGAATTAAATGAACAATTTAATATTAATCGAGTAATTCTATTTCTAAAACCAATTTGGACTCAGTATCCCGGTTAGTCTAATATGGCTATTCCAGTTGATAAGTTACAAAGTATTTTAGTTCAATCGAAAATTCAAATAGATAACCCACCATTATATCAGGTTATTCAGACTTTGATTAGTCATGTCCAACAAAGTGGAGAAGGCACACCAAGTCCTCCAATTTTCATTGGCGGCGGTGGCGGTGGCGGTGGCGGTGGTGTCCCTCCTCATGCCATTACTCACCAATTTGCAGGAACTGATCCATTATTCATTACATCATTACCAGGATATCCCGGTGGAACTAGCGCATTTTTACGAGCTGACGGTACATTCGCTATTCCGATTAGTGGTGGAAGTGTAATTTATCAATCAGGTCGATTCACTCCGACGTTAGGTGGTGATGGAGGTGAAACTGGTCAAAGTTATCAGGTTAATTCTAGGGAAGGTAGATATGTTAGAATTAATGAATTAGTTACGGTAAATATATTTACACAATTCACTGCAAAAGGTACAATTACTGGGAATCTTGTAATGAAAGGATTACCATTTATTTCTTCTGGTGGAGCTGGTGCCTTTTATGCTGCTTCAATTGGTTATATGACTGCTTTATCGAATTTAGCACCACATCCAGTTAAACATGGTGTTATAGGCTATGTTCTAGGTGGAACTGATTATATAAAATTACTTACTTATGATGATTATGCCGCTGCGCTTGGAAATCCAACAGAAATGGTTGGATCTGATGTAAATGATACAACGCAATGTGTTGTTGCAGCTACATATACTTTAGTTCCCTGATGATATGTTAATTCGTACTCCAACTAAGGAAGATTGGGATGAATTGAAAAATATACATGAAAAGTTTTATTCTCATGAATTTCAATTCGATGAATTTTGGCGCGCTTCACTTAGTAGTTTTATAGTAATTGATGATGAAGATGGTCAAATAGTTACGGCTACATCGATTCGGCCAATTGCTGAAATGATTGGAATTACTAATAAAGATAAGTCAGTTCGGGTTAGGATGAAAGGATTACAACAGATGTTGCAAGTCGCACATCATGTGTTGCGTGACACGAATATGAATCAGTTACACGTATTCATTCAAGATCCGACGTGGGAACATCAGTTAATTCATAGAGGATTCAAAAAAACTGTTGGTAATGCACTTTATATTAATTTAGAAGGTTAGTATGGCAAAAGGTGATCAGAAAGCTGTTCGTAATCAGATTGATTATAGTGGTAATCAGGCGCAAGCTAACCTGAATAATACACGCGCGCGTCAGCAGATGATGCAGCAACCACTATTCAACTACTGGCAGCAGGGAGTTGGAACTAATCTAGCTAATTATAATACAATCATGAACCAATTTCATCAGTTCATGAATCCTCAACAACAACAGCAACAACCAACTCAGGATAGGGGTGGAACTGCACCTCCTAGTAGTACTGGTCAACAGCAGGCACCAAGTAATGCAATGCCTGAGAGACCGAATGATTTACGACAGGCATTAGAAACAGCTAGTAGAGTAGCATATGGTGGCAAGCCAGTATCCGATTCTGATGTAAATTACTGGCAGCAGATGTGGAATAAAGATCCTGACTATACATTTAAACGAATGTTAGGATGGCAAGCAGGTGGAAGCGATGTAGCTCAATCTGGCCCATATGCTGGAGGTGGTGGTGCACAACCTCCATTGAATACAGGTGATCCATTTTATAATAACATATTGAATTCAATGGGATCAGGTGGTGGACCATTTAATTCAGCTCTATTGGGAATGATTGGTAATTATGGTCCAGCACTTGATCAGGCGATTGGTGGATATGGTAATTTCGCTCAAACTGGTGGATTCTCACCACAAGATATTCAAGATATTCGAGCGCGCGCGATCGCTCCGATTCGCGGAATATATTCGCAGGCACAAGATAATATCGAGCGCGCGAAACGACTAGCTGGTCCGGGTGGTATGGCTAATTATGCTGCCACACAAGCTAAAGCGGCGCGTGATGAGGCATATGGGTTATCTGATAAAACTACTGATGCTGAGGCAATGATAGCTCAAATGCTTCAGCAAGGTAAATTAGCTGGATTAGGTGGATTATCTCAAACTGGTCTAGGAGCGCGCGGTCAGGATCTATCTACGGCATTAGGTGCGAGAGGTCAAGATATTTCTGGTGCATTAGGCGCGCGCGGTCAGAATCTTGGAGCAATTACTGGTCAGGGTAATCTATATGGAACATCACCGGGATTAGCTCAGATGTTTGGTAATCAATTATTATCTTCAACTGGTCAAGATTTGGCTGGTCAGCAATTACAACAAAATCTAGCACAAATGCTAATTCAGGGTAGATTAGGTCAGGCACAAGTACCAGGTAATTTCCAACAGGCATTAGGTAATATTGGTGACGTATTAGGTCTAATTGGCCAAGGAGCTAGCGCATTCGGTGGATTAGGTAATATTGGTCGTTTATTTGGTATTGGTGGTGGTACTAGTGGTACTTATAATCCTAATGCTATGCAAGTTCCTGGTGGATTTGGCATTGGCATGCCTAATTTATTTCCCGGTGGTGCACCCGGTGGCTTTGGTATTTAGGTGAATTATGCCTCCTATTAGATTAAATTGGGACGATTTACCGCCTGAATTGACGGATGAATCAATATATAGTCCGCAATCTGTGTCACAAAATCAAGGATTAGATGTAGCTGATCTTTTCAAATCATATCGGCCTGAAACGCGCGCTACTGATGCGTTCATGCAGATGTTATCACAGTATCCACAACGAACCGAACCGGGTAAGATGCGCGGTATTCTCGGTTTGTTAGCTGGATTAGGTGCTGGAGCTAGTGCTAGGGGACAAGTAGGTGGTTCAGCGGTAGGATTTCGTGGTGGTAGTCCTCAAGAAATAATGCAGGCGCAAGATTTAGTTAGATATCGGCCATTTTATCAGCAATTAGAAGATTGGCAGGCTAGAGTTAAACCATTAGAAGCGGCAGCAAATCAAGAACGATATTATAATCAAAATCTTCGTCAACTTCTAATGAATCAGGGGACTTTAAATATTCGTCAACAGTCT